GCCCTCGGGGGTCATCGCGCGCCCCCGTGCGCCGACTGCGTCTCGGGGTGCGTGAGCCGACACGTTCTGGCCTGTCGGCGCGCCGTTCTGTGCAGTTCTCAAGGAGCAGGCCGTGCACCCACCCAGGGGTGGGGGTCTGTGGCCGGCCGGGCAACCGACGGGGGATGCAGCCGCCCGGCCGGGGATCAGGAGGCGCGCTTCCCTCGCGTCAGTCGCGACAGGCGCGGGGCGCCTCCGCCTTCACGGACGGAGTCCAGGTAGTCGGCGAGGTCCTGCTCGGTGAAGCGCCGGGATCGTCCGACCTTGCGGCTCGGGATGACGCCGGCGTTCGCCTGCGCGAGGACCCAGTCGGGACTGTGGCCATCAGCTAGGCGAGCGGCGAACTCCGCCGCGTCGAAGGTCGCGGGGGTCATGCTGCGCTCGCCTTGGCCCGGCGAGCGATCTCGGCGCGCGTCGGTCCGTGCCAGACATTGAGCGGCTCGACACCGAGGGCGCGCGCCATCGCGAGTAGCACACGGTCGCTGGCGCGCTTGTGTCCCTTCTCGATGTTCGAGAGTCCGGACTCGGTGATCGAGACGCCCTGCTCGGCCATCCGGTCGGCCAGCTGCTGGAGTGTCAGGCCCCGCGCAAGTCGCAAGTCACGGACGCGAATCATCGGTCCGAGCGGTTCGGTCGCTGCCATGCCGCTAAGTTAGCGACAAGTTGTGACAGGCGCAAGCCTTTCGAGCGAAAAAGTATCGGTGACGTGCTGAAAGACAAGCGTGTAAGTACCGATTGAGGCGCTGACCTGCGGGCCTACTTGTCGTTTCTGGCCTGGACTTGTCTACGCATGGGGCGTCACGATCGCCTCATGACGGATCAGGAGTCTCGGAAGCGCCAGTTGGGCGCCGTCGTGCGCGATCGGAGGAAGGGCTTGCGGCTGACGCAGGAGGAGGTCGCCGAACTCGGTGGCCCCGCCACCGCAACCCAGCGGAAGATCGAGGCGGGTGCCTTCGGCAGTCTCCGACTCGGGACGACGTGGCCACTTGAGCGCGTACTCGGCTGGAGGCCGGGCGCGATCGCGGGATTCCTCAGCAACGACGCGCAGGCCACCATCGAGGCTGCCGTTGAACCGAACTACGACGCCCTGCGCGTGAACGGCGAACTGCCAGCCGGCGTGGAACTGCCCGATGTCGGACCCGGGGAGCAACATCACCGACCAGCGTTGAACATCCCCGAGGAAGTCGTCCGCGACATGACCTCCGAGCAGATCACTGAGCTCGAGGCTCGGCTGGTGGCCGACGCGTGGAAGGCACGGCGGGAGATTCTGGGGAGCTGATGGTGTACGACCCTTGGCGGGACGCGGGGGAGCGTCATGCGGAAGTAGTCATCGCTCGGACCGATTGCCGGCCCGCGCTTGGCGCCTGGATCGAGTCCGCGCAGGTCATCCTCCTCGAGCGCACGCTTGAGCGGCCGGAGCGAAACTTCGTGCTCGCGCACGAGATCGCGCACATCGACCTTGGGCACAAGGTGACCGGCCACGGCTGGTTCGACCGGCGTCAAGAGCGCCAGGCGGACGACTTGGCGGCGCGGCGGATGATCACGGTGAAGTCGCTCGCGGCCGCGATCCGGGTGTCGCTGTGCGAGGAGGAGGTCGCCGAGGAGCTCGGCGTCACGCTCGAAGTCGCGCAGCGGCGCATGGCGCTGCTCACCGATCAGGAGAAGGACTTCATCTACGAGCAGCTGTGGGGCCGCACGGCTTAGGCCTCTAGCGCGAGGACCTCGGGCGAGGCCTGCACGAGGTACGCGCCGGCGGCCGCGGCCGCGAGCTCGAGGTGGTCGGGTGCGAGGTGGCCGTAGGTTCCGACGGTGGTCTCGATCGACTCGTGGCCCAGGCGGGCCTGGATCACCGGCAGCGGCAGGCCCTGCGCGAGCAGGCTGGACGCGTGCGAATGCCGCAGGTCGTGGATCCGCGGCTTCTTCCCCAGGTCGGGGATCTTCTTGTTTCCGTCGGCGTCGACGCGGGCGTTGAGGCGGCGCAGGGTCGGGCCCCACGCCCGGGCGTGGAAGTGGTCGGAGCGCACGGGCCCGCCGCGCGGGGCGGTGAAGACGTACTCGTCGGCAGGGCGCCCGTCGACCAGGGGCCGGAGTTCGGCGACGAGCTGGTGGGGGAGAGACACCGTGCGCAGTCCGGCGCGGGTCTTGGGTGCGCCGGGTGCGGTGTCGAGGCCTCCGTGGCCGGTGCGCTTCCAAGCGCGGCGCACGTGCACCACAGGGACGGTGGCGTCGAGGTCGACGTCGCCGACCAGGAGCGCGGTGGCCTCGCCCCAGCGCATCCCCGTGCCGGCGAGGAACAGGACGAGCGGCTGGTAGCGGGCGGGCGTGGCACCGACGAGGATGGTGAGTTCGTTCTCGGTGAGGAAGACGTGGCCGGCGTCGGGCGCGGCGCTCTTGATCTTCATGCCCTTCGCCGGGTTGGTGCCGCGCAGCTGCTCCTCGATGGCCCGGGTGAACGCGGCCGAGAGCAGGGTGTGGTGGTTCCTGCGGGACTTCGCGGACAGTCCCTGGCCCTCGAGGTACGCGAGCCAGGTGCGGATGTGGTCGGTCGTGACGAGGTTGACCGGGAGCGCGCCGATCGGCTGGGTGTCGATGCGCCGGTCGGTCATCCGCTCGTAGTCCAGGCGCGTGCCGGGGGTGATCCCATCGAGGGCTGCGATGTGGTGGCGGACGTACTCGGAGACGGTGGGCATGGCGTCGCTGGCGGAGGCCTGGGCTTCGAGGACGGCGAGCGCGGCGACGGGTCCGAGGCGGTCGATGAGGTCGCTGGCCGTCCGTGCGTCCTTCATCGACGCGTAGGTGAGGCTCTTCTGTCGTCCTTCGACCCTGAACGACACGCGGAAGGACCCGCTCGGACGCTGCTGGATGCTCGGCACTCCTGCTCCGATCGCTGCTGGACCGCCGCGAGATGTTGCCTGGCACTGATGCCTAGGCGTTCGACAGGCGATGGTCACTACCTCTGACCAGCGATGATACGGGTGCGGACGGCGGGAGTCGAACCCGCCGAGGGCGTGTCCCTGACCTGCACTCACGCCGCATCGTCGCAGGTCAGGGGGTCGCGAGTTGGTCTACGACCCGCAACGATCCGCGAGACACGCGCGTCAAGTGTTGCCTAGGCAACAGGGACCGCTACCGATAGCGTCGCGTTGAGCGACCGGGGGTGGTCGACGGGGAGGACTCCATGACTGACGGACCGACAGCGCCGGCCGGGTGGTACCCGCAGGATGACGGGTCGCAGCGGTACTGGGATGGCAAGGCCTGGGCCCCACTTCCAGGGACCCCGAGACCAGCACGCGCGAAGTCCGAGTGGAAGTCTGGCGACAAGAAGGCCTTCGCTGGGATCGCGCTGTGCGTGCTCGTGATCGGCGGGTGCGTCTGGTCGGGTAGCCGCGCCAACAACCAGCACCAGGGCCCCACCGATGCCAGCGTCTCCAGCTGTGAGCGTGCGGTGAAGGCCCAGCTGAAGAGCCCGAGCACGGCAGAGTTCAGCGACCACCGATGGGGAGACCGGTCTGGTGGGGGATTCATCCTGAAGGGCAGCGTCGACAGCGAGAACGGGTTCGGCGCGATGATCCGGTCGACGTGGATCTGCGAGATCAACGCGAGCGGCTCGATCGACGGCGCGCCTATCGTTGGCTGAGCTAGGCCTTCGCCAGCGATCGGACCGACCGGGCCATGCGCTTCTCGTCCCGGATGCGCCGTAGCCGGTTCACGGTGACGGGTGCGTAGGCGAGGGCCTCGGGGCGCTCGAGGAGGCGGTGCAGCTCCTGGAAGTACAGGTGTGCGCTCGTCGCGAACTCGTCGCGGATGGCCATGTCGCGGGCGCCGTCGTGGCGCCAGGTGAGCCCGGCGAAGTCGAGCACCTTGCGTTCGTGCGCGGTGAGGGGCTGGCCAGCGGGCATGTGCCTCATCGTGCCTCAGCCGTCCGACAGCGCGGCACCGTCGAGGGCTGGGATGTGGGGCGCCCCGCCCGGACGAGAAGGGGGGAGGGATCGTGCCCGGGCGGGGCGTCGTCTGCCCTGAACCTCGAGGGAGGAGAGTCAGGACCGACGCAGAACGTACCCGGGGACAGACCCCGCGACGGCAGTTGAATGATCGTTCCAGACACTTCCCTTACCTTCGGGTCGCACGATCATCGCCGAGCAACGAAGAGCCCCCGCCCTGCAGGCACAGGGCGGGGGCTCGTCATTGGCGAGGGGCGGGACCTACGGGGGCGAGGATCCCGCCTCTCGCCGCGCACGGTACGCCCCGACGCCCTGCAGGGATAGGCCCGGCCGCCGTCGGGGTACCAGCTGCAGCTGGAGCGGTGGATGCCGGCGGCGGCGCTTTCAGAGCGGAAGACGGGTTCTCCCTTGGCGGACGGTTGGGTCAGCTCGAAGCAGTAGCGGGTGTTGTTGGCGGGCTCGGTGGACGTTGGTACTACGACCACGAAGGGCCAGGAGTCGTCATGGTTCAGCTCATCGGGGCTGATGACGATCACCGGCCGCCGAGGATGCGGCTTGCGGAGTGGAAGCCACGGCGGCAGCGCAAGGCGCTCGTCGTCTACCCAGTAGATGCCCCCACGGACGATGGGCGGCTGCGTCGGCGCAGGTCCCCGTTTGCCGCGGAACCGGCTGCTACCGCTCACGCCGGAGAAGCCGAAGGCGCGGGCGGCGCATGGTGCCCAGGCGATGGAACTCGTCCATCGACTGGCGAACCCGCGGCCCGTCCTCGCGAAGATCCGAGGGGGTCAGGGGCGCGTAGGCCGCGCGCAGCTCAGCGCGGTAGTCACGAGGCTGGTCGGACGCTTCGGAGGTCTGGCTGGCGATCTTCGCCACGATGACCTGACCCCCAATCGTCTCACCGCCCCAGAAGGCCACCTTGGCGCTGGGACGCACCTGACTCCATCCCATCGACAGGCTGAAGGTCGAACCTGAGGAGATCGAAGGCGCGAAGGCGAGATCACTCATGATCGTCACCGACGCCGTGGGCCGCGTTCCACTTCATGACGGTCTCCGTCAGCGCTTGCTGCAGAGCGATCGTCTGCTCGATCGTCATCATCACTCGCGCCACCGGGGTGATGACGACGGGAAGGATGCCGCCGTTCTTGGCCGAGAGCTCCTGAGCGGCCTGGAACTGCTGTTCGGGATTCCCGGCGAACATCGGGTGCGTCACGTGACCGAGCGTGAGGGCCACGTACTGAGGCGCCTCATTGGGCGGCCCCACCAACTGAGTGACCGCTTGGTTCACGAGAGTGGAGGAGTCCAGGACTGGGTGCTCCAGCGGCCAGATCAGCTTTCCCTCGATCGGGGCAGGCTGCTGGGTGGTATCGGGCTGAGCGCTCACGTTCGGCATCATGCCATCAGGGCGTACCGAGCGCAGTCGGACGTCCGGATGAGGTAGCGACGTACAGCGGCAGCTCAGACCCGCACGTGAATGGGCATCATCGCAGGTCAGGGCCGACTTACAACCACGAAGAGCCCCCGTTCTGCCGGAGAAGAACGGGGGTTCTTGTGATGAGACCGCGTTATCTGGGACACCCAGATCGGACAGGCGTCAGGCGTATCCAGGGCTGACGTAGCCGGGGCCGGCGGTGGTGGCGAACGGGGCGGGCGCGCGGCCCTTGGTGACGTTGGGCCAGTCGTTGGCGGCGTCCCAGTTCCCGAGCCCGCCCGAGGTGTAGACGTTCGTCGTCTTGACCGAGGCGGGTGGGGCGGTGACCCAGAGGATGTACTTCGCGGCCGCGGTGCCGACGATCTCGACGTTGCGCAGCTCCCAGTCGTTCGCGACGACGGACGCCGAGCTCGTGTCGTGGGCGTTGAGGAACATGCCCTGGTACCCGGTGGTGCACGAGAACCCATCGACGCGCAGCGACACGGGGCCGTTCCACGACTGCAGGCAGTCGGCATGGTTGTCGGCCTTCGACCCGACCAGCGTCGTGCTCAGGCGGACGTTCTGGACCTGCACGCGCGCGAGCGCGGCGGAGATGTTGATGCCCTCGGACAGGGCCCCGGTGCTCGAGGAGAAGTCGACGCCCTCGAGGTGGACGGTCCCGGTCTGGGAGAGGAAGTAGGCGGCGCGGCGGACGTACCCGTTGGCCTGGACCCCGGGGCCCGTGCCGCCGGAGAAGAAGCCGGCGCCGACGTCGACCTGGCCGCCGATGACGACGACGTTGCGGCCACCCTCGACCCACAGGCCGCGGCCGTTCTTCCACGGCCGGTCGGTCGGCAGCTTGATGACGTAGTCGCGGCCGGCGGCGAGGGTGATCTTGCCCTGCTCGTCGGTGGGGGTGATCGTCGTCGGCGCCGTGAGGGCCGGGGGCTTGAACGCGAGCGCACCGATCGACCCCGAAGGCGTCGACGGCACGGGCGTCGGCGTGACGCTGGGGGCCGTAGGCGTGACAGAAGGGCTCAGAACCGTGACAGACGGACTCGGCGTCACGGTGGGCAGGTCCGTCGGAGACGGGCTCGATGGCGGCGTCGCGACGGGGTCGGGGTGCGCGGCGACGAACTGCTCGAGCACCGCGACCGCAGCAGCTGCGTCAGCGGCGGACGGGGTCGGGGTTGGTGCGAGCGCAGCGCCGGCGAACCCGCCGACGACGAGCGCGGCCGCGGCGATCGCAGCGGTTGCGGGGGCAGGGGTGCTCATGAGTTCTCCTGGCGGTCAGCCGGGCACGCGTTAGCCTGCGCGGGTGGATGCGAATACAGCAGCCGTCTGGGCGACGGCGGCGGGTGTCGGTGATCGCGGTGCTGTCGACGGTGCTGAACGCCGGGCTCGATCGGCGGGCCGACGTCTACCTCGAGTTGGTCGAGGAGACATACACGGCCTGGAAGGAAGAGCGCGAGCCGACGTGGATGAACGAGCCGTGGCCCGCGCTGGAGGTCTTCGGCAGCGAGCAGATCCTGGATGAGCTCGGTTCGCTAGGCGACGCGTGGATGTTGTGGCCCGGCGACGACGAGATGAACGCGATGCCTCACGAGCAGGCCAGAGCGATCGCTGACGGCGTCAGCTACGCGGTGGGCCTGCGGGAAGCTGTGATCCATCTCGTGAACCGCGAACTCGCCAACGACCCCCCGAGCCGGTGGTCACGGTGGCGGACGAAGCGGCGCATCCGGAAGGTCGTCGCGGACGTCACCCGGCCCGTGTAGAGCTGGGCGGCGGTTTAGCCCTTGAAGGCCGTGCGCGGAGCCCAGAGGTAGTTCGCGGCCTTGTTCTTGAGCCAGACGCCCTCTCGGTTGCGAACGACCTCGACGTACTCGAACTTCCCGCCCACCCAGATCTTCCGCAGCTGCGGGGAGGCGAGGGACGCCTTGTCGTAGACCCAGGTCCAAAGCGCGGTCACGCGGGTCTCGTGGGTGATCTGGAACGGCACCCACGCCGGGCGCGGGTGGTAGTCCGCGCCGCCGGAGGAGAGGCCGTCGCGGCTGGCGTCGTACTCGCGGACCTGCCACGCGGCACCGGTGGACAGGTCGGGCTCGTCGCGGACGATGCCGTGGATGTGCGGGTCGAAGCCGCCGTGCTCGGCGTTGCGCAGCCACACGGGCCCGCCGCAGCGGATCCGCAGCTCGTTCACCAGGCGCTCGGTCTCCGCCGGTGTGAGCGTGCGGGAGCGCAGGTCGAACGCGCCCCCGCCGTTGTGCGTAGTGCCGGACAGGGTGCCCTGGTGCCATGACCCCTGCACGACCCACCGCTTGAGCAGCGAGATGCCGGCAGCGAGGTAGGCGTCGTCGATGAGCGCCTTCACCCGCGGGGACAGGAGCGCGTCGTTGTCGAGCACGACGCGGCCGGGGACGACGATCGGCATGTCAGTCGCCTGCCTCGTGGTCGCCGACCGGGTCGGCCTTCGAGGGGCCGGAGAGCAGGGGGATGCGCTTGCCGGCGGTGTCCTCGAGCGAGTTCACGATCTTCGACAGCAGGCCAGCGCCGGCGACGATCGACAGGATGATCGGGCCCCAGTCTGGGCGGGACGCTGCGATGAACGGTACGAACGGCGACAGGCCGGCGACGAAGGCGAGCGCACCGGTGAGGGTCGCGATCGCGGTGCGGATGGCACGGCGTGTGGAGTCGGGGAGCTTGTAGGTGTCGGGCTCGCGGAGCCAGATCGCAGCGTCGGGGAACTGGTCCTCGAACGCGTTGAGCAAGCGGGTCGCGACGCCAGCGAAGGTGGCGAGGCCGAGCACCCAGGCGGCGGCCTGAGGCCAGAGCTCGCGGATCGGTTCGACGAACGCGACGAGCGCGATCGCGACGGTCAGCGCGACCAGGAGGACCTGGTACGCGGTGCGCAGGGCGCGGCGGGTGGAGTCGGACATCGGTGGGGTCCCTTCACGACGAAGCCCCACCGCAGGTCGCGGTGGGGCTGGGGGTGTGGCTTGGGTCAGCGGAGTAGGGCGATGCCGACGTTGATGACGGCGACGGCGGCCATGAGGATCCCGAGGCGGAAGTTGGCCTTGCGGTCCGCGGCGGCCCGGTCGGCGGCGGCCTTGCGGTCGGCGACCTCGAGGGCGTCGCTGACCTTCTTCTCCCGCGCGACGTCAGCGGCGGCGAGGTCCTCCAGCGAGACCAGAGACTCCTGGCGCAGTTCGAGCGCGCGGGTTCGGGAGTCCAGTGCCGTGTGGTTGCCCTTGACCTCGGTGAGGTCGCCCTCGATGTTGCGGGTGCGCTCGTTGAAGCCGCGGATCTCACCGCGCAGCTCGGCCAGCCCCTCGAGGAGGCGTAGCTGCAGGGCGTGGTCTGATGGGTTGACCTCGTCGGGCATCGGATGCTGTCTCCCGTTCAGCTGGGGCGGTTGATGGATCAGGTGCGGACGCGGAACGAGTCGACGATGGCGGACGCGCCGTCGCCGGAGTCGGGCGTGCCGACGAGGATCCCGATCTGGTCGAACGAGGCGACCAGCCCCGTCGGATCCACCGTCCCGAGGTACGTCATCGACAGCAGCTCGCCCGAGGCGACCCACAGGTCGTAGGCGGTGCTGGACACCTTCGAGATGCGGAAGTGGGAGGGGATGTCGACCGTGTCACCGGTCGGCGACTCGCTCGACAGGGTGTTGGTCGCCGACCACTCGCTGTAGGAGATGGTCAGGAGGTCCGCTGCGCCGGTGATGCTGCGCCCGAACGCCACGTACTTCCCGGATCCCGAGTCCCGCAGGACCAGGGCGACGCGGACGTGGTCGCCCTGGAAGGCGTTCAGGCCCCGGACCCGCAGGAACGCGTTCCAGGTGCTCTCGGACGGTGCCGCTCGGACGATCATGCGGTGGGTCTCGGTGGTGGTCGTCGACCCGCCGGAGGGGGACGCGTAGATCGCCCCGGCGCCGCCGGCCTCCTGGTACGCGCTCGCTCCCGGGTTCACCCAGGACCAGTCCGTCGGGAGGGTCGTGGAGTACGGGTCGGAGAACTCGACGTCGTAGCCGAGCGTCGCGCCCCAGCGGGCGTCGAACGCCTCGAGGACGTCCATGCCGAACGCTGCGGCGCCGGGGACCCATGTGGTGCCGTCCCAGATCGCGGCCTGGCCGACGCCGGCGCCGGACTGGTGCAGCTGCTGGATCCGCGGGTTCGTCATCGTGGGCCTCTCACACGTAGCCGGGGGAGACGTAGGTGTCGCCGACCCACCACGACGACGGCGCCCAGTCGCCACCGGCCGGGGTCGCGTTCTGGTGCAGCCCGGCGGAGGGGATGTTGCCGTTGCCGTCGGTGACGTCGTTGCCGCCGCCGTCGATGTAGACCTCGTCGAGGGTGAGGTTCGTCCACGCGGGCTGGTCGTCCCACAGCAGGTAGTGAGCGCCGCTCCCGTCCGGTCCGGTCGCGGACTCGAGGTTGACGCGCGAGAGCTGCCAGTCGATCTTGTCCGCCCCAGAGGGCAGGGCGCGGTCGTCGGCGGGGCGCATGAAGATGCCCTGGTAGGTCTGGTGCTTTCCGGTGATGCAGTCGCCGAGGAAGTTGAGCGGGCCGCCGTAGAACTGCACCAGGTCCGAGTGGACCCCGGACCGCTCGCCCCACCCGTAGGCGTCGGAGCGCAGCGCCTGCAGGATGTACGTGACGCTGTTCTCGTGGCGGAATGCCTGCTGGATCCCGTCGGAGTAGTAGCCGGACCGCAGCCAGGTCCCCTCCTCGAAGATGACCCTCTTGAGGTTCGGGTTGGGGCCGTCCTTGTAGTGCAGGCCGCGCCGGTCGGCGTCGTAGCCGCCCGTGGGGATGGACGGGTCGAAGTCGAAGACGACGCCGAAGACGATCAGGTTGCGTCCGCCCACGAGCCGGACGTAGTTCGACGTCACCGGCGTCGAGGCGGTGATGTAGTAGTCCTTGGTGTTGTCGAGGTTGAAGGTGCCGCCGGCGGCGACGTCGAGCGTCTCCCACCCGGTGTGGTCCGGCATCGCGTAGCGCAGGACGTGGGTGCCGGGCGTCGAGGGCGGCGTCGGCGGCGTGTACGTGCCGCCGGGCACCGCGATCACGGGATCACCCGCGGGGGTTGGCCCGAAGATGATGTTGTAGACGGACCCGCCGTCGCCGGAGGATCCGGTGATGTCGAAGCTCGTGTCGACGGGCGTGGAGTCCGACAGGCCGGCGACGAGCATGATGTCGTAGAACCCGTTCCCGCCGAACTGCGACAGCGGCGAGTCGATGCCCGTCGCGGTGTACGTCCCAGCGAGGGCCCAGTCACCGCCGCCGGGGGTCATGACGGCGGCGGAGATGACGATCTGCCCCGGGGTGCCACCGGTCGCCGGCGTCGAGTCGACAGGTGTCCCGGTGGGCGGGTTGTAGAGGGTGTCCTCGATGACGGCGATGTCGACAGTGGTGGTGACGCCGCGGTAGACCGCGAGGACGCCGGCGTCCGCGAACCCGATGGGCAGGTCGACGGCGGTTCCCGTGCCGACGCCCTCGCCGAGCCAGATGTCCATGCCGCCGGACGCGCCGGCGCGCAGCAGAGTCCAGGTCGCGAACGCCCCGGACGGGGTGCCGCCGTCGTCGCGGACGAACAGGATCGCCACGTCGCCGGTGACCACTGCCTCGGGGAGGGTGACGCCGGTCTCGGAGACGTAGGCGCCGGTGAAGACGTCCCCGCCGGGGGTGGCTAGGTCGTAGTAGGCGTAGTTCAGGGCGATGGTCCACGTGTCCGACCCGATGCCGAGGCGGACGGCCGCGAGGTCGGTGAACGTCAGGACGCTGCCGATGATCGTGTACTCGGCGCGGGTGAGGACCAGGCCGTTGACGCGCACGACCTCCGACTTGTCGATCGGTGTGGCAGTGAGCGCGAACGAGTTGGTCGTCGACGACGTCAGGCTGAAGGAGTCGTACTCCCACTTCGGGCTCGGGCCGGCCCCGGACACGCTGCTCGCATCCCCACCGCCGGCGGCGAACACGATGGTGTCGCTCGCACCGGAGGGGAACAGCGTGTCGTTCGACCCGGCGGCGAGGCCTTCGGCGCGGCCGCGGGCGAGCCGCTCGAGGCGCTGGGGCATGGTGCGGGGTGGGCGGCGCAGGACGCCGAGCGCGGTGTCAGCCATCAGGCCGCCACCTCCAGGATCGCTTCGGCGTGCGCGTTGCCCTGGTCGTCCTCGTACACGGTGAGCGCGAGTACTCGACCGGTGCTCTGGGTGCCGGTGGATGAGGGTGCGGTGATGCGGTCGCCGGGGGAGAAGTCAATGAACGGTCGGGCGTCGTCGGTGATGGTGAACTGCACGCGAGGGGTGTCGACGTTGACCTTCGCGGTGCGCTTGAGGATGCGGGTCGCGTTCGCGGCCGCGGTCGACTCCGAGCGGGTATTCCCGAACTCCAGGAACGCCTCACGGCGGCCGTAGACGGCTACGCCGGCGGTGTCGGTGGCTTCGGTCCACCCCGCCGCTGATCGGACGAGGGCGCCGGTCTGGCGGGCGCGCTTGCCGCTGGTCTCATAGGCCTCGAGGTTCTTCACCCCGGCCAGGACGATCTCGTTGCTGCGGTCGACCCCGCGGGTCTCAGCTGCGTGCAGGGTGATGGTGTCGGGGTCGACCCAGAAGTCGATGGACTCGTCGACGAGGACGTTGAGGACGTCGAGGGCGGTGGTGCCGCACGTGAACCCGCGCGCGATCGCACCGGTCCACGGGTCGCCGTTGGAGTCGAGGGTGTCGGTCCAGTCGCGGGTGAGGTTCTGCAGCCGACCGGACTGGCCCGCGTCGAGCATGCGGGTGAGGTACTCGCCCAGGACGACGTCGAGGATCTCCGCCGGGTACCACAGGGGCTCCTCGTCGGTGACGAACCAGTTCGCGAGGTCGCTGTGCCGCAGCACGGTGGAGGGGGAGCCGTCGGGGTTGAGCAGGGTGCACGTGAACAGGAACCCTGCCCGGTCCCCGGGGGAGCCGGAGTTCCCGTTGGTGACCTCGGCGGCGAGGATGTGCGGCCCGGACGGCACCTGGATGACGCGCTCCGCGAACCCGGTGTAGTTGGCTCCCTCGGCCTTGATGTCGGAGGTCGCCATGATCAGGGCACCGTCGAGGAAGAGGCGGAAGAAGTTGTCGGCGGTGGCGTAGAACCGCATCTTGCGCGGCTCCTCGAGCGCGAACGTGGACCGGAAGTAGTTCCGGGCCCCGGGTGCGACGGTGGCGGCGGGGTTGGTCTTCCAGATCCAGTAGGCGCCGGGGTCTGGCCACGCCTTCGGCGACTTGTACCGGTAGTCGCCGCTCGAGGTGGCGGACTGCTTGAACCCCAGCGGCGCGGTCCAGGTGATCAGGTCGTACCAGTGGCCGCCGACGCCGGCGAAGTCGAACGGCCGCTCGGTCGGTGAGTAGTTGTAGGTGATGCCGCCCTGCGGCCACACGCGGGCGTCCTCGAGCCAGCACGGCAGCCCCCGGCCGGCGAGGCGCACCCACCGGTTCCCGTCAGCGGCGATGTGGGTGCGGCCCTTGCTCTCGACGACGAACGCGCCGACGACGTCCCCGTCGAGGAGGATCTTGATGACACGGTCGTAGGCGATCGTGAGCGCGGCCGCGGCCAGGACGGTGACCTCACCGAAGCCGGGGCCGTTGAACTCCTCGGTGTACCGGGGGGCTCGGCGCTGCGACAGCTCACCGAGGCGGGTGAGCCCGTCGGAGTTGTACTGCTCCACCGCGAGGCGGTTCATGCGTAGGCCCCCCGGTAGGCGAGCACGACGGTGTCGCCGCCGCCGGTGACGCTGAGGGAGTTCACCCCAGGAGCCAGGGCCATCCACTCGTCGAAGGCGGGGTTGTGGGTCACGGACCCTGCCACCGAGACGCCGGAGCGGGTGGCGGTCATCGCCTCGACGTCGACGACGGTCGCGGCGGCCGCCACGGCGTGGACCTCGATCCAGTGGCCGGTGGTGTTGTTCGTCAGGCGCGTGTACCCGGTGATGGTGCCACCGACGGTGATGGTGATGCGCCGGGTCTCGACGTCCCCCGCGATGGTGGGCGTGTAGCTTCCGCCACCCAACCCGGCGGTCGTCATCGTCGCCAGGGTGGTGTCGGAGGTGGCGTGCCAGTAGGCGTCGAGGGTGCGGAGGGTGAACGCGACCCGGCCGGCGTGGAACGCCGCCTGCGCGATCGCATCGAGGCCGGACCGGTACCGGGCTCGTGCCTCGGTGGTCAGGTCGCCGTCGCCGGGACGCGGGATGACCCTGGTCAGGGTGGACACGCGGTTGCTGTTGCGCACGAGCGCGGTCAGGGCCCGCTCACGATCGAGGTACCTGGCTCGCGCGTCGGCCGGGACAAGCACCGCCCCGTTGTTCCCGTACAGCAGCCCACGGACCGTGATATCCCGGGGCCCATCCCACGCCGCCCCCTCGACCGCGCCACCGAGTGGGAGCTCGGGGTCGTCACCGCGGACCGGTGCCGCGCCGACGAGGCCCACGATCTCCTGGATCGAGTGCATGACCGTGAGCAGGTTGGTGCCGTTGATGGACAGGGACTCAGCCACTTCTCAGCCCTCGAACCCGTAGAGGAACACCATGTCTGCGTGCTGGCGAGCTACCGCGGCCGCGGCCTGCTCGGCGGAGGCGACAGCGGTCACGTTGGACTGGAACGTCACCGACCGGCCACCCCCTCCGGGCTGGATCCCCAGCTTCGCCCCGAGGTACGTGTAGGCGTCCGCGAAGCGGGCGTCGTTGATCGCAGTCATGAGCGGCTTGTTCGGCTGGGCGATTGCTGCCCGGGTGGCGAACTCTCCGTTGGCCATCGGCTGCAGGAATGAGTCCTGGTAGGACGGCCCGGGCCCGTACACGAACCCGCCCCCCGCAGTCCCAGGTCCGCGGCCGTTGAGATCGGGCTTCGTCGACTGCCCCTGACCGGTGGTGAACGAGCCCGACCTCGTCACGACAATGCTCACCGGCACACGGCGCTTAATGTTCGCGATAGCGGCGGCGACGTCCTCAGCGGCCTTCTTTGCCGCGTCCGCGCCAGGGGTCGTGTACTTCGTGATGATCTCCGGCACGATGAGCCCGTACTGGTCCGCGAGGCTCTTCGCCGCGTCCTTGGTGAACCCCATCTGGGTGGCCTGCTTGATGAACTCAATGCGGGCGTCGAGGACGCGGTCCTGCACTGTCTTCGCCGAGTCGCTGTTGGCCTTCCAGGCGGGGATGGCCTTGAACAGGGCGTCGGTGATACCGCCGAGCACGGTCTGCGCCTTGCGACCGGATGCGGTGGTGAAGTCGAACGCCTTCCCACCGGCAGTGACTGCGCCCTTCATGTCCTTCGCTGCGTCGCGTGCGTCCGCGAACGACTGCTCGAGGTCAGCGGTGGCCTCGTCTGCGGTCTGGCCTCCCCCACGGAGATTGTTCATGGCCTCCTCGAGGTCCTTGATCGACGTCTCAGCCGCCTTGGCGGCCTCATCTGCGGCGGCGATGGCCTGAGCGACCTGACCGTTGGCGCCTGCCACACCCGTCGCAGCGTCCTCGACACCGACCAGGGCGTCTCTGTAGCCGGTGAACTGCGCATCGAACGTCGCGGCGTCTCCGCCGCCGGCGACGAACTCGGCCCGCAGCCTGGCGAAGGCGTCCTCAGCCTCCTTGGCGTTCCCACCGGCGACCATCGACGCAAGCGCCTCGTCGACGCCACGTACCGCATCGCGCGCCGCCGTTAGGTCTGTGGACGCCCCGAAGATTCCGACGACCGACTCCTGGAAGTCCATGCCCCAGTTGTGGTCGGTGAGGTACGAGAGGGCCTCGTTGAGGCTGTTGGCCTCGCCCCGCTTCGAGGTGAACCCGAGGCTGTCGGGCTTGAGATTGAACTGACCGAGGTTCCGCAACTCTCGGTAGAGCTCGTTGACGCCCCTCCCGCCGTTGACTGCGGACGGGTAGATCTTGTCCAGGACGTTGACGGCGACCTCGAGGCCGGCGAACACAGCCGTGGCGACCCCCGCTGCCTTGCCCGCCTTCCCGATCGCTGCAGCAGTCCTCGGGGCAGCCTTCTCCATGCGTCGGAAAGCATCCACCGACTCCGCGACGCGGGGCGCCAGCAGCAGGAACCCGCCAGCCGCAGTGGCTCCCGCGACACCGAGCCCGAGCAGCGGCGCGGGAAGGTTCCCCACTGCGTTCACGGCGCCGGTAGCGGCCTGCGCCATCCCGCGCAGCAGCCCGTTGGCAGTCGATCCCGATTTGATGAACGTGGTCTCGATCGACCCGGACAGCTGCTCGAAGTCGCCAGCGAGGTTGTCGAGCCGGATGCGAGCCTGCTCGGCTGCATATCCGGAGTCGTTGACCTCGTTGCGCCACTTCCGGACGCCCTCAGCACCGCCCTCGTACAGAACGGCGGCGGCACGGACGGCGTCAGACCCGAAGAGCGTCGCGAGCGCGGCGTTGCGGGCCTCGGGGGTGAGGTCCTTGAGCCCGTCCCGAAGCTTGCCGGAGTATCGCTCAAGCCCGATGAACTGGCCCGAGGCGTCGTAGGCGTTGATGCCGAGCTTGTCCATGAGGACGGCGGCCTCTTCGGACTGCGGGGTGAGGCGCTGCAGCATCGTCTTGAACGACGTGCCCGCGTCGGAACCGATGAGGCCGGCGGACGCGAACTGCGCCAGCGCCGCGGTGGTGTCCTCGACCGAGAGACCGGTCTGCTTGGCGACGAGCGCGGACTGCTTGAGGGCCATGCCCATGTCGTCAACGGAGCCCTGGGCCTTGCCGGCGCCGGCGGCGAGGAGGTCCGCAACATGTGTCGTCTCAGAGCCCTTTAGCCCGAACACGGTGAGGGCCGTGGCAGCGGTCTCCGCCGCGTTGGCGACGGACGTGCCACCAGCAGCTGCCAGGTTCAGGGCGCCGGTGAGGGCACCGCCGAGGATGTTCGCAGTGGACACGCCGGCCTTCGCGAGCTCCTCCTGCCCCTGGGCGGCCTCGGTGGCGGAGAAGACGGTCGCGGCGCCGGCGTCGAGGGCGGACTGGCGGAGTGCATCCATCGTCGACGCCGACGACTTGGTCGCGGCCTGCACAGCCGACATCTGCTTGTCGAACCGAGCACCCGCACCAACCACGGCGACACCGATGCCGAGCAGCGCTGCACCCGCTGCGGTGGCCTCACCTTGAACGGACTGCAGGCCGCGCGCGGTCTCTGCTGTAGCACCCTTGACCGTCTTCCCGAACGCGACCGTCGACTGGCCAGCCCGCGCAAACGTGGCGGTGTACTGAGAGGAGACGGCTTCGAGCCGGACCAGGACAGTGCGGCGGTCGGTCATGCGTCGTCCCCTTCCAGTCGATAGGCGTAGAAGATCCGGCCACGCATCGCCTCAGCGCCGCCGTCACCGGCGATGTGGTCCTGCTCGATGCGGACCGCCTCGCAGGCCTGGCACACGGTTGAACCGACGGCGAAGTCGTGAAGCGGCCGTCCGTGCTCGTCGAGGGCTGTCGTCTCGTCTCGGGGAAGACCACAACCGGAGCAGCGGCTGTGCCGGTCGGCGAGGTAGGCGAGCGCGTCCTCGGTGTCCGACGGCAGCCAGTACGGCTCGTGGGGGTCGACCGGGTTCGGCCAGACTCGGCCCAGGACGATCGAGCGGGGCTGGCGGTACCGGTCGGCTAGTTCGAGCTCGGCTCGGAGCCGCTCATCAGTTCGGACGCCGCGGTCGCTTTTGGGACCTCGACGACACCGCCCTGCGCGGCGAGGCACGTGTTCCACACGCGGGTGATCTGCCCGATGCCCCACTCGTCGTACTTGCGAGCCCACCAGGCCTCGTCAGTGCCGGTGGGCTCCACCGCGGCGAGGGCCATCAGGGCTGGTGGGAACGAGTCCGTGTTCCAGCCCAACCGCTGACCGATCGTGGCCGCGTCCTGCATCTGCTCATCGGTCGGGGGGTGCTTACGGATGAGATCGGTGTAGGCGCCGCGCCCGATCGACTTGAAGACGAACTCGACCTCGGCCGCCTTCGCCTGCTCACGAAGCGCGAGGATGCGGGTTGCGATCGCCGGTGCGACGGCGGTGCGGTTCGTATTGGAGTCGAGGTGCTTCTCGCGGTCGAGCTGCTGCTCGAGGCGCTCGATGTCCAGGACGAGTTCTGAGTCCAGGCAGATCGAGGCGCGGTAGAGGGTGGGCTGCCAAGCCTTGTCGACGTCTGTGGCGGTGCGGGACATGCGGGGGTCTCCTTGACCGTGGGGAGGGGTGACCGGGTGGGGAAAGACCGGTGGCCGCTCCCCGGTCAAGGAGCGGCCACCGGCGTTCAGGGCAGGTCAGGCCTGGACGGCGACGCCCTCGTACAGCGTCTCGACGGCCCACTCGACGACGAACTTGCGGGCCTCGGCGCCCCACGCCTGCGGGGACCGCGATGACACGGACCCCTTGAAGACGTTGACCTTCTGCGCAGCCGCGACCGCAGCGGTGCCGCCGAACTCGCGCTCGACGATGTACCCCGCGGTGTCCAGCGGCAGCGCGGCCCACGCGTCGTCATCCGCGCTGACGGCGTCGCGGTACAGCTTCATCGTGACCGTGCCGGCCTCGATGTTGCCGGGGATGGACTTGTTGCGGCGGGTGGAGGCGTCGGACGCGTCGATCTGCGACGCGGTCTGCGGTGCGTCGAACCCGTCCCGCGTGGAGTACGGCGTCAACTCGGTGCCGGCGGCGATCTCGGCGACGGTGGGACCTGTGCCAGGTGCGGCGCAGGTCGGGATGTGCCAGAACCGGGACTCCCCGGTGGTGCCCTTACGACCCATTGGTCACTCCTAGAGGAGGCCGGCGTCTGCCGGCGTGGTGATGTCGACGTCGCCGGCGGCGGCGTCGGGATCGGGGACGCCGGCGGCGCCCTCGACGAATGCGGGATCCGGCGCGGGCGCCGGGTCGGGGTCGTCGTCCTCGTCGCTGTCCTCGTCGTCGACGACCCAGCCGGACTTCTCCAGCACGGGGATGCGGGACTCGTTCTCGACCTGGATCGGCTGACCGGGCAGCTCGGGGTGGGTCATGCGGGGCATGTCGTGCTCCTTCACTCGGGGGTTGTGTCGATGCGGTACCGGTCGACGGCGAACCACAGGGGCGGCTGGGGGTCGTTGTCCTCCCGGACCCCGGTGGAGTCCGCGAGCATCACCGGGTTGATGAGCGCACGGCCGGTGACCGTGACGGCACCGGCTGTGAGCAGGGCTGCGCGGCCGGTGTCGCGGGCCTGGTCGGCGGCCGCGGGGCCGTCGGCGACGTAGGTGACCTGGACGGTCTGCACTGCGTCGGCGTTGGGGGCGGCGGCTGTCCCGCCCGTCAGCACGGTGGACAGGGGGTAGACCAGGGCGTAGGCGTGGAACGTCCCATCCGCCTGCGGGCCACCAGCGGCGGGGCGGGTCGCGTACCCGGCACGGTCCGCGCCGAGAGCGTCGTCGAGTACTGCGATGACCGCATTGGCGACGGGCCGGTCGGTGGGCGGGGCGGTCACCGGTCGAACACCTCGCCCGCGACGTCGGTGAGCGCCTTCTCGAACCGGGGGCCCTCGATGTCCAGCGCCGGCCCGAGATGGGCGAACGGGGCGTTGTTCACCGTGCCGTACTCGAGGATGTTCCCGAGGGGGCCCTGGGCCTTGTCCTTGTCGGGGCCGATCTCGGCCGCCACGGCACCGAACCGGCCGTCCCCCTCGATGTCGTAGCCGATGGAGTACGGGTAGGCGGGTGCGTGCGCGAGGCCGGAGGAGAAGCGACGGGCGTCGGTCTTGACGTTCAGCGCTCCCTTGCGCACAACGGCTGCGGCCTGGGCCCCCACTCGCTGCGCCTTCGACTCGAGCTCGGCCGCGAGACGGTTCACGTCAGACACATCGATCCGGACCTGCATCAGCGCACCTCCTGGCAGGTGACGCGCCGCGCGGTGACCTGGGAGCCGTGCACCGCGCCCAGGACGGTCATGCGGCGTCCGACCGTGTCCGCGTCGTAGGCGGAGGCGGTGATGGTGACCAGGTCGCCGGGCTCGATCCCCGTCGCGGAGATGGGGAGGGACACCACGAGGTCACCGACGCCGACCTCGGCGCCGCCGTGCTCGACCATGCGGTCCTGGGTCTGGCGGGGCCGGACCCTGCAGGGCCCGTCGTAGACCTCGGTCGTGGTGGGGCTGGTGTCGCCGTTGTCCGCGATGGTCGTCCCGGTGATCCGGGTGATGGTGCACGTGTCGGTCATCAGCCGGACCGCGTGGGCGCGGCCCCGCTCGAGGACCGTGGCGACGGGGATCATCAGCGGCCCGTCACGAACACGCCGGGCCGGAACCACTCGAGGCGGCCGAGCTCGGCCAGGGTGAGGGTGATGCCGGCGAGGTCGTCGTCGGACCCTGCGCGGGTCTGGGACTCCTGGTGGTCGTCGAGCTGCGAGGCCTCGGTGCGCAGGCCGTGGGGGTTGTCGTAGATCCGCTGCGCGACGGACAGGCCGATCGCCTTCAGCACCTTCGGTGGGGTGACCCAGCCGTGGACGATCGTGACGTCGGCGGTGTACCAGACGGAATCCTGCGGCGGCGTCCACGACTTGAGCCGGATCCGCGGGAACGGCCGCTCCCACTCCCACGTCGACGCCGACCCGCTGATCGCGACGTCGGTGACGTCGGCGAGCGCGTTGACGGGGATGTCGATAACGGCGTCGCGGCCGATGGGCAGGGTGACAACTGAAGTGACCTGCTCGAGGGGTCCGACCTCGTCCTCGATGAGGCCCACGGCGAGCTCGCGCGCGAGAGTCGCCGTCGCGGTGTCCAGGTCGTCCTTGTACAGGGAGGCGAGCTCTTCGAGGGTGAACAGGTCGGCCACGGTCGCTCCTCTCAGGGTCGGTGGGTCGTCGAGGTGTACGGCCGGGGTGTGACGCCGGTGGGGCGGGCCGTGACGGCGGTCCCGGGGCGGGCAGTGGTGCCGGCGGCGATCGGGTAGGTGCGGCCGTCGTCGGGGCGCTCCGTGATCGCCGGCGGCGGGATGTATCGGGTAACGGCGAGCGCGGTGTCGAGCTCGACGGCCTGGTCGATCGCGTGGGCCTTGCGCCCGCCGAGGGCGGGTGCCGTGTCCGTCTCGACTGCTGCGGTGAGGGTGCGGCCGTGGAGCCGGGTGAACGCCACCGCGGTATCGGTGGTGGACGCGAACCCGACGGGGCGGGCCTTGCGGGCGGTGATCGCCAGGGCGGTGCTCGTCGCCACCGCGGTGGACAGCGGCCCGCCGAGGGTGACGACCGGCGTGACGGCCTGGGCGGTGTCTGCTTCGCTGGCGAGGCCGAGGATGCGGCGCTTCCCGCGCGCAAGCAGCTGCGCGGTGTCGGTCTCGGACGCGAGGGTGAGGGCGCGCGCCTTGCGGCGGGCGAGCAGCTGCGCGGTGTCGGTCTCGGCGGCGAGGGTGATGGGCTTGCGCTTGGCCTTGCCGAGGGACTGCGCTGTGTCCGTCTCGGACGCGAGGTTGATCGCACGGCGCTTCGCTCGAGCGAGCGCCTGCGCCGTATCGGTCTCGGCGGCGAGGCCGAGGGTGCGGGTCTTGCGCGCTGTGACCGCGGTCGCGGTGTCGGTCTCGGCGGCGAGGGTGATGGGCTTGCGCTTGGCCTTGCCGAGGGACTGCGCTGTGTCCGTCTCGGACGCGAGGGTGACGAGCCGGGTCTTTCGCTTGCCCAGCGCGAGCGCGGTGCTGGTGTCGGTGGCGGTCCCGATCGCGACGACCTTCGGGCTGGTCCCGCTGATCGCGATCGCGGTGTCGACCTCGGTCGCGATCCCCAGAGCGCGGGTCTTGCGCCGCCCGATCACGAGCGCCGTGTCCGTCGTCGACGCGGTACCGACGGTGCGACCCCGGCGGACGGTGAGCGTGAGCGCGGTGTCCGCCTCGGTCGCGATTCCGACCGTTCGGGCTCGGCGGACAGTGACCGCGATGGCTGCGTCGGTCTCGGTCGCGACGCCGAGAGCCTTCCGCTTGGCCTTCCCCAGGGCCTGCCCGGTGTCCGTCTCGGACGCAATCCCAAGCACGCGGGACTTCCGGCGGCCGACCGCGATCGCAGAGTCTGTCTCGGTCGCGAGCGTGACTGTCTTGCGCTTGGCCCTTCCGATGGGCTGCGCGGTGTCGGTCTCGGACGCGGTTCCAGCTGCGCCGCCGAGTGAGCCGCCGGCCTCGCGGAGCCGCACCAGGATCGCGGGCCCGCGCACGTTCGTGGTCGTGCCGCCAGCCGTGGCCGCGATCACCGGTGCCGCCGTCGACGTGCCGGTGGTGACCGAGCCGCGGAACGTGACGCCGCCGAGGTCGTTGCCGACGTTGGTGTCCGGCTCGGTGTCCTCGGTGACGGTGCCCCACGCTGAGACACCTGTCGCGGTGACGCCCTCGGCGGAGAACTGCGCGGGCGTGGTGACGTCGGTGGGGATGCAGAACCCGACGATGTAGTGATCGCCCGCGGTCAGGCCCGGGTTGGACCCACACGTCACCGATACCGCGGCACCCGTCGTGGCGTCGACGCCGCCCGCGACGGCGACATCCCAGACACCGGTCGCGTTGGTGTACCGGTAGACGACGGCCCACGACACGTTCGTCGAGGTGATGTTGATCGTCGGCATGGAGTCCGACCCGACCGCCACCTTGCCGTAGGCGGCGATCAGGGTCGGACCCGTGTCGATGCCGGTCGTGCCGCCACCACCGGCGAACTCCCCGAGGAAGTCCCAGTCGGTGATCGTCTCGTCGTTCACGGACGTGTCGGGCTTCACCCCGAGCAGGAGCACGAGGTAGTCCCCGGCTGCGATCGACGCGGGCGCGTTCGGCGTGATGTTGATCGTCGCACCCGACAGGTACGCCGGGGTCGATCTCGACCCGAAGGCGACGCTCATGGCAGCCCCCTACGGGTGCGGACGGTCAGGCAGCGCGCTGGGCGACGGCGACCGTGGCCGTGATGTCCGACCCGTCCGGCGTCAGCACGAAGTCGTGCTGCGACACGGGCAGGATGTTCGCGTCCGTGCCGCCGGTGGAGTCCGAGTCGTACCCGAACACCACGTCGTTCCAGCCGTCGCCGGCCGCGACGCCGGTCCAGGTCTGGTCGGGGAAGTCGACGTCCACGCGGTCGTTGGTGTCGTCGTAGGTGATCGTGATGCCACCGGCCTGGTCGATCGACTTCCGGGCATACCCGGAGTTCGTGACCTCGTTGGTGGTACCCGACACGAGAGCCGTGATGTCGTCCTTGTCGAGCAGGGTCGCGTCGGCCTCGATACCCGACGTCGCGAGCACGAGGATCACGAACACCGAGTTGGTGGGGTCGTTCGAGTTGACGCGCTCCGCGAACTCGACGAAACGGCCCTTGGACCGGTTGAAGATGAAGTTGCCCATGGCTCAGGCCTCCAGCTCGAGGGTGACGAACCAGTCGACCCGGGTCTCGCCGGCGGCGTACTGCTCGTCGGTGGGCTCGTCGTAGCCCTCGAGCGCGTACTTGCCGGCCTGGTGCACGACCGTGTAGGTGACGTCGCCGTCGACGGTGTGCAGGGTGACGGTGTCGAACTGCCGGAACGTGTGGGTCAGGGCCCACTTGTTGTCGGCGGGGCCGCCGGGGCGGTGCACGACGGTCTCGCCGGCGACGGACAGCCACCCCTCGGCGATGCCGCGGTCGATGAACGCGAAGCCCATCGTGGTCTCCGCCGGGGCGCCGCCCTCGTTCTCGATGCGCAGGCCGGCGAAGGCGTAGGGCTCCGGGTCGGGCAGGGGCTCACCCGTCGTGGGATCGAACCGTGCGACGGGCACGGACCGGTCCGCGAGCTTGCGGACGCGAAGTACCTCCATGACGAGGCCTCTCTGAAGCGGGTCGGGCTTGAAGAAGGGGGGTCCGCCGGCCCGGCCCGGTTCCCCAGTGCGGGGCCGGGCCGGCGGAGTAGTGGCGTCTACGCCTTGAGGGCGAGGACGGTGCCGTGGGACTTCTCGGTGCCGTAGCCGAGGCCGACCTCGCCGTAGAGCTGGACGTCGTCCGACGCGCCGGTCTTGGCGAGCGGCTCGGCGAAGAAGTGGCCCTTGTCCGGCACCTCGAGGAACACCGGGGTGCACTGCTCGAGGGAGGTGACGATGAGCCGGTGCTGGGGCACGTACCGGTTCAGCATCACGTTGAGGCGACCGAAGTCGGTCTCGAGAGTGGTCAGGTTGACGCCGCCGACGTTGCGCGAGGTCTCCTGGTACTGGCCGTAGGCGGCTGCGTAGGCCTTGGTGAGCTTGCGCTTCTGCGCCGAGTTCACCATCAGCGTGGCGGTGTCCTGCTCGCTGATGCCGCCGTTGTCGTACACGGCCTGCAGGAGGTCGTCCACGACGGTGGTGGTGAGGTCGACGCCCTCGTAGGCGGTCGAAGCCGACAGGTCGGTGGTGACGTCGACCTCGGTGCCGCCCTTGGCCGTGGACAGGCGGAACGTGTTCGCGGCCAGGCCGGACGCGATCACGTAGTACGTGACGTCCACGAGGAGGCCGGCACCACCGGTGAGGGCGGTGAACACGACCGTGTCGCCGGCGGTGAGGCCGTGCGCGGTCGAGGTGAACAGGTTGGTCGCCGCGACGGCCGTCGTAGCCGGGAGCGCGGTGCCCGCGTTGACGATGTTCGTCTCGATCGCGTCGAGGATGCCGCGGGTCTTGCGGCCCGTGGTGTTGTCGGCGGGCAGCTGGTACAGGCCGTTGACGAACGAGTACTCGACGTCGCGGACCATCTGCTTGAGCATGACCTCGACCTGCCAGTCCACCTCGTCGCGGACCGGGTTGGTGGCCTCGTTGTTGAGGCCGGCCTTCTTCCCGACGGCTGCGATCTTGGAGTAGGCGACGGACACCTTCTCCTGGTGGATCTGGCAGACGTTCGACACGTTGCCGCGGACGCGGCCCTGCGCGGTGGGCGCCGGCGCGCCCTCGACGACCTCGGGCTGCCCGGCGGCTCGCAGGTCGTACTGCTGCCACTCGAACTGCGTGTCGGTCGACTGTCCGCCACCGGTCAGCCCGCCGATGGCGGAGAAGAACGGGGTGTCGTCGGGGGTGAGCTGGTGCAGGATCCCCGTGTAGTTGGGGAGGTTGTAGTTCGTGCCCAGACCGGTGATACCGGACATGGTGGTTCTCCTTCCA